ATTCCGGCGTAGCTCAGTGGTAGAGCAGTTGACTGTTAATCAATTTGTCGTAGGTTCGACCCCTACCGCCGGAGCCAACTCTAACCAAAAGGATACTGCATGTCATCTTTCACCAATTCACTAGCAAGCAATTCAGATAGAACACTAAGAGAACTTACAAAAATTTTATCTAAAAACAACATCGAATATTTCATTAAAGAAAAAAATGGTTGTGTTGTTAAAATGCATTTCATAGTTAGAGATGAGCATAATGAAAGTATTAGTTAGTGGAGCAGCAGGTTATATAGGAAGTCATGTATGCAAACTTCTAAAAGAACATGGACATGAAGTTCACGGATTTGATAACTACTTTCACGGTGAATATAACGATGTAAGCTTTATCGATAAGTTTTATGAACAAGATCTTACTGATAAGTATCTATACGGATGGGGCGATGCTGTAGTTCACCTCGCAGGTAGAAGCGTCGTACCACAAAGTCTTAAAGAACCTTCTGAATATTATAGAATTAATACTATGGGAACTAAAAACGTCGTTGAAAAACTTCGTACTGATAATTTTATTTTTGCGAGTACAAGTTCTGCGTTTGAAATGCGATCTCCTTATGCACGAAGCAAAGTAGCTGCTGAGGACATCATTAAGGAAAAATCTAATGGGTACACTATTTTTCGTTTTTTTAACGTCTCTGGTACTGATGGGATACATCGCCAGCTCGGTACTCCCTCTCATCTTATTCGTGTGGCTGCTATGGCTGCTTCTGGGATTATTCCCGACATTAAAATCTTTGGTACAGATTATAGTACTAGGGACGGTACTTGCATTCGGGATTATATACACGTGTGTGATCTTAGTTCTGCTATAGTACGAGCAGTAGAAAAAGGACCAGCAAATACCGATCACGAATGCTTGGGAAGTAATATTGGTTATAGCGTGAGGGAAGTTTTAGACGCTATGGAAGAAGTAACAGGTAAGAAGATTACACGAATTGAAACAGAACGAAGAGAAGGAGATGCCGTGTCTTGTATAGTCGAGAAGCTTTCTAGTTATTGTACATTAAATAAGTCGCTTCACGACATGTGTCTAGACCAGTATAAGATGGAACAGATGAGTGTCTGATGTCTTATTATTAAACGCAAATACATTACCAGTTAATTATCTTCCTCTTTCAACAATTGCTTGGAAAGAAGCCATCTTGTATATGTACCACGATAAATGTACAGTGCTTGAATGGTACGATGATTGGGTTGTTCGTTCTCCTTCTTGGGAAACTAAAGTACCTGCTGTAATCGTGTTGAAGCAATATGTCCGTCAAAAGACTCAGGTAAGATTTTCTAAACACAACGTGCATCTTCGAGATATGTACACTTGTTTGTATTGTGATAAGAGAGTAAACAGACAATTCTTAACATTAGATCACGTAAAGCCTTTAGCTTTAGGTGGTAAAACAAACTTTGAGAACATAGCTACTGCTTGTGCTGCTTGCAATAATTTTAAAGATAATAAAACTATTATGAAACCAAAGTATGCTCCTTATAAACCAGGATATTGGGAATTGGTTCGTAAGAGAAAACAATTATCATTTGAATTAAAGCACGAAGCTTGGGAAAAATATTTAAAATAAACGCATTTAACTGTTTACACACCTATAGAATCAGTGTAGGTTGTATGTAGGTGAAACGATACTACCTAGGCAATTACGCCAAAACGATCGAAAAAAACCTAACAACGTCTGTACGCAGCCTGTTAGGTGGGTATGAGAAGCTGGTACCGAATGAAACCCAGACGTGTTCTACAGACGTGATTGTAGATACGGGGAGAGTCACTGCAGAAAGGCTCTCCCCCGACAATTAGTCTTTTTAATTATGGGCGGATGAAAGAATTCATAGGTTACGTTATTGCATTAACAGGCCTAACCGATGCAACGGTTTCCAAGGTGCAATTCCTCGGTCGCTTATAATTAAGAAGATTAAGAGTATTTTTTAGCAGGGTGCAAATTTTAAATTTGCTGTTTTGATTTGGGAGCGTCTGTGTTACGTAATTCCTAGGCCTAACGATAAAGAATGTGTTCCGACAGTAGGACATAACCCTGTTAAAAAGTACTTTTAAGGGGTAAAGTGTTACGGTAGCACGTGGGATTCCAAATCCTTAAGCGAGGGTTCGACTCCTTCTACCCTTGCCAAATTAAACTGCGAAACTCTCTCCGCAACCGCATGAAGCTGTTGCATTTGGATTGACTACTTTGAGGTAACTTCCTCCCAGTTCTTCAACGTAGTCAATCGTACAGCCAAAAATAAACATTTCGGCCATAGGATCAAGCCACAGATTTTCAACTGTAGGTTCCTTGTCGGTAACTCCCCACTCATATTGAAAACCAGAACAACCACCGCCTTTTACGTTAAGTGATACGTTTGGTTTTCCTGCTTTTGCTAAGTATTGTTTTGCATTTTCCGTGACTTGAATGTTCATTTATTCAGACTTCCATATAGTCCATGCACCCCAAGCAATTGCAAGTCCAGCTGCAATCTTAGCTAATGGAGCCATAAACAACACTAGTAAACCGAGTGCTACTAATGCACCGCCGTCCCATGTTGATCTTTCCTTTAATCTATTTTTAATCCAATTCATTTCTTTTTTCCTCCTAGAGTTTTGACGCCTGCTTTTGCCTCTACAGCACTTAACCTGCGTTCTAAATCGTCCATTTTCTTTGTTATTTTAGGATACTTTTTGCGCCATGCATCTTCTGGTTGTTGTAACCATGTAAGACCCCAACGCTCAACCAAATAATCAATGCAAAGATCGATTTTTGCGTATCCCCATAAACCAATACGGGTGGTACTTAAATACGCTAAACAAATAGCACCTAAGATACTTCCACCAATACTAGTATAAATCCAAAGGCGATTAGTCGCCATGTCTGTTATAATATCGAGCATCACTCATTCTCCTTTGTATATTTACAATAATGTGTCATGCTGTGATCGTATGCTCCGTCAAAAGGCATTCCTTTTTTCAGGGCTCTCCAACGGCCACGCCACTTATCCTTAATTCTTTGCCACTTTGTGCAGGCTCTAATGTTTCCGTAGTAATTGATATACCTTGGAGCTGAGTGGTGTTTGTACCCCAACAGAGCGAAAGGTACACAAGTAACCATATCGTTATTATTAACATGCCTAAAGTGAGTCGTTTGTATAGAATTTGCAAATTTCTTAGTCCCCGTTCTTGGTGAACCATACGTATAAAGCGCTGTAACTTGGTCTTGCATTCTACTCGTAGTAATAGTAGCCATAGCCGCACCTAATGAATGTCCACAGATGAAAAATTGTTTACTGTCATATTTCATTTTAGAAAGCGCAGCGTTGATTTGATCCCAAACTTTATTCACTTCTTCTTGAAACCCATTATGTACGAATCCCTGACCGTTTTGGGCACGGTCTGGTAACGCGTTTAAATCTGCTTTAATATCAGAAAACTCACCTGGTTCTGTTCCTCTGAAGCACAACACAATTTCTTTTGTATTGGATACGATATGTACCTGTGCACCATCGTTTTCGATAAATTTGTGTGTTGAATATCCAAGTTTTTTATAAGCTGCTTTTGCTTCCTTGGCATCCATATATGCAATTGATGCGGCTTTAGCCATTTTTGCGCAATTTTCAATCATTTTTTCTGTCCTTTAGTATATCTTTCATTACGTTCGAAGCTGTGTGCACAAATAAACGCGGTGCAATACCATGTATCAATAACGCAGGAACAACTAACTGTAGCATGATCGCTGCCTTAAAAGCACCCTTCATGTGCCCAAGTCCGGTTTCACCTACTTCTTCTAAATGTATTTTACATTGTTTACTAAACATTACTTCAATCCTTTTAATCTTTGTTTACTTCTAATTGTCCTCGCCTCTTCGGCCTGTAATCTGGATTCGGTGTTAGCCCGTCGTAAGTCACTACTGGATTTCCGTAAGGTTTCCTCATCTTTACTAGTCTATCTAGCGGTAATCTATGAATCAACAAGTTTTCGAACCTTGTCTGTTCTTCGCCTAAGCTCTTTTGTTTTTGCTTGAAAATGTCGTTCAATCGTCTGCTCCCTAAAGCGTTCTTCGATTTCTTGTTCAATATATTCTTTGCATAACCAGTCAAATAAAAATCTTTTTATCATTTCGAAGTAGCCACAAATACACCATCCCAGTCGGTAGGTAGAGTTTGTGACTTCATAAATTTACATCTTTCAATCCACATTTTATAATATCCATCCATTCTGTTATCAAAATGGCCGTGTAATAACTCGCATAATTCTATTGCTTTATCAAATCTTTGGTCTCTGTAAGCTTCATACATTTCTTCGTGTTTTTCTTTAGGCTTTTTCCAAACAGGTTTTACATTGTCAAGCGCTGTGTAAATACTCAAACCGACACTCTTGCCTTTGACTTGCAAATCATCTATTTTCAAATAAAAGAAATCATCTTTCGTCGCGTTATATGTAGCTTCGCCTATTAATAGGACTTGCCCGTATTCTTTACATTTTGATTCTACTCTTGCTGCAGTAGATACTGCATCTCCAAGGACATCGTACGAGTGTCTTTTTGTTGATCCCATCTCACCCAAATACCCCAAGCCAGTATTGATACCTGCACCCATACCAACAGCAGGACGCCCATCAGGGATAATGGTATCTTCATTAAATTTCTCAACTGCTCTTAGCATTTTAAATGCTGTTTCTACTGCCGTCTTCGGATGGTTATCATCATCGATAGGTGCATTATGTATATGCATTGAAGCGTCACCAATGTATTTAATAATCATACCGTCTGCATCTAAAACTGGCTCAGTAATCGCATCCATATAACCATTCATAATTTTAGTTAAACCCTTTACGTCATCTCCAAACGACTCTCCTAAAGGTGTGAAACCTCTTAAATCTGAGAACACGATAGATACTTCTTTTTTAGTACCTTCTTTAATTAATGATGGATTTTCTTGTAGTAACTTAACTACAGTTGGCGAAGCATAACCTGCAAACTGTTTCTTTATTGCTTGCTTCTGCAGAAACTCGTCTACGAATTTAATAGCATATTGTACACTTCCTACTACGAACAACATAACAGCAATTGTAGCACCATCAACCAAAAGGTTTGATGTATTAAATAAGTAAATTGATCCACCGACAAACGTACCTATTGTTAGCACGAATGCTCCTAAACCTATGAATGTCCAGTAAGATAATCCAATAATAACTAATCCTGCAATAACTAATGCTGCTAATTCACCCCAAGCTTTTGCGTCGGCGTGACGCGTGATATTCGATTCGTTAAACACTGTTCCAAGCATTGCTGCTTGCATTTGATGCGGGAACACTGATCCCATTGCAGTAGCGATAGGCTGTGTAATACCAGCAGCAGTTGGGCCAACAAAAACTATCGATCCATCAAAGTCATCAGGCAAATCAGTAATGCTGTGTTCCTTATAACCTTGAGACCAATCTAACCAAACTTCACCAGCTTCGTTAGTAGGTATGATGCCAAACTGAGGTATTCTTAATTTATCTACGCCAAGAGGTGAGAGTTTTATTTGAAAACTAGGATCTCCAGATAGTACGCGAAGTACTTCCATCGTAACGTTTGGATATAGAGTACCACCACTTTCAAAAACTAAAGGAGCACGTCTTGTAACACCATCTAATTCTGGGAAAGTGTTGATGATTCCTGACCCCATTGCATTATTCTCAAGGCTTGGTACGTTAGCGATGATGCCAGGTACACTTGGAATGAGAGACATATAATCGCTATTAATAATAGAGGCTCCCGGATTAATTGGTTCATTTTTATTCTCCTCAGAGCCTAACATTGTTAAAATTACAGGTACTTCTTGCATAGTTAATGCAAGGTCTTTATCTTGTCCAGATCTATCTTCTTCGCTCATCAACACGTTAAATACTACAAGGCCTGCGCCTCTTTCGTATAGATCCATGATAAAATCTGAATATGTTGCGCGAGGAAATGGCCATTGACCATATGTGTCAAGTGCACTTTCATCTATGTTTACGGTATAAATGTTGTTTTCAACACGTTCTTGATTTACAATCAATTGATCGAAATATCTTAATCTTAAACTTTCTATTAAAGCTGGATTACTTACGTGCAACCACGCGAATAGAAGCAATAGTGTTATGCTCCATATTGGAGAGAATAATAACTTTTTCATTTTTCTTTATCCTCTTTACAATCGCATCTATAACAAACATCGTTAATGCAATTTTGACAGGACGAAGCATAACAGTGGCAGATATGACCACACTTCTGACAAGTTCTTTTAGGTCCTTGCATATGCTTCTCCTTTACTTATTTATATTTTTTTAACGGTATTTGATAACCAATAACGAGACCGTATTCTTTTCTTTCTTTTCCAATAAGAGCATAAAAGTCGTTTGATACTAGTCTTATCATAGGTACGATTGGCAGATCATAACCCGAAACAATTGCTGTTTCAAGTTCTAAGCCTTTAAATATCTCAGTTGATCTTCCAAAATAAAGGCTTACATTCTCTTCAGAATTATAATATCCACCCATTATTACTTTTTCGTCCCTTATATCAAAATAGGGATGGACGTTGTTGTATTCTCCATCAAATCCTACGTGTGCTGATATTGCTAAGCCTAGTATAAACTCCATTTAATTCTCCTGTGTCACACTTACAACGCATCCATTTGGATTATTACAAGTGCCGGTTAGTGTAAAAGTTTTTGCAGAAGTGTCAGTTTGTTGTGTAACTTCTACGTTATATGCAGGTCCATACGCGTTTGTTACATCGATAGTCGCTGATGCAGCATATACTCCACGTTGGTCAACAGTGATCACGTTATAATCACCGCTAATATCAATATCGATAGTTTTACCGTTCGTGTTTCCATGCTGATATGTATCTACATCATTCCAATCGCCAGTAGTGTCTACATCGACAAGGTGAGATTCATTCCCTCTTTGAACAATCCCAACGTGGTTATAATCACCAATAGTATTAGCGTATAAATCGTGTCTACCATATGCTTGATTGACTGAACCTTCATCTGTCTGACTTGTAACTGTATCATTATAATTACCAGTGATATGAACTGTTGCAGTGTGGTCTCCGCCCTCAACGTTATCAGTAGTACCATTTTTGTATTTACCTTGCCATACTACTAAGTCATTTTCATCACCTGTAATAGTAGCAGTAATCAATCCACTATCACCGCCTCCACCTTGATAAAGATCAACGTTGTTGTTATCGCCATCCATTGATCCTTCGATACCGTGGTATTGTCCTATTTGAACCATATCTATAGTGTTGCCATCACCTTCTAAACCTGTCGTTGAACCGTTAATACCACCTATCCAGTTTTGGCTTCCGTCTTGTGTAATACTTAATGTAAAGTCGTCTCCGTACTGATACATATAAATGTCGTTCGATTGACTAATTGATTTGGAGGATGTCGATAGTATTAGTACCGACGCCAAGACGATAGTCGTAAATGACTTCATCTTGTTGTTGAATATTAATAGTGTATCCATAAGCCTGTCCTACTCTAAGTCTAATATAATGATAAACACCCTGATCATCTCGTGCTAACACCATATCTGTACCGTCTTTTCTTAAATCTATTCTAGTCGTATCATCGTAACCTTCTTTTGAGTCAGCAAAGAATTCTCTGTTTTCTTCGTCGAGTACCGACATTAATCTGCGCATTAACGCTTCGTTTAGTTGTTGGATCATATCATATAACAATTCACCTAAATAATAGTCAGCGCCTTTGCTCAATTCTGTTACCCATATATCTTTAATATCTTCAACTAAAGCGTCTTTATCTAAAGCATCATAATCTAAAAAATCTACGTCTAATAAACCAGTACTTGCTTCAATCGGTAAACCTTCTTCTTCTAAAAATAACGGTCTTTTCTTTCTTAGTATTAAAAGGTTTGTTATGTCACTTTCTGATAGGTTCAATATGCTAGGAGGTGTTGGCTTAGTCCATCTACTTTTAACTATCGTTGCTTGAAACGCTTTGTTCATAATAACAAAACCGGTATCAGATTCTACTGATATTTCACCAGTAATACAATTAGTTTTACCTAACTGATCGATAGAGCAAGAAGGTAATAGAGTTACCATTGTTCCACCAATTTCATCTACTACCATTACAAAGTCTGTCCCTCTAACTCCGATCGTGGCTGAAGGGGTTTTGATACTAACGTTTCTTCTGCTGTTTTTTGCGATTGCACCTGATGCATAACGAACAGTTCCCAGTGTCGCGCGTAATCCGAGCTTACCAGTCCCGGCATCTGGGTCATAGACAAAATCATCTATGACCAACCTTGCGTGTTCTGTGATGTCGACGCGTGTATCATCAAGAAAATCGATGCGCATTCTGCCTCGAGCTGTGACTGCGGTATCCATTGGTTGGACACCGATACCATCCCCGCCTTCGATAACGTCATTACCGCGTTCAAGAACTCCTGAACCTGAGAACTGACCAATTTCACCTGCATTGCCAAAGCATAAGCTGGGTGTGATGATCAAGGCAATTAAGCCAATAATATTCCGCATCTTTAATCGCTCTGCGTAATATCGACATCATGCGTATCTCCACTAAATGTTGCGTTAACCATATTGTCGTAAACGCCAGATTGAGTTACATTGTAAGTACTACCACCACCAGTAATATTTAGTATGATAGTATGACCATTCACATCACCGTTTCCGTCAAGATCAAGAGTAATAAAATTACCTTCATCAGTATTAACTGAAGTGGATGCTAAACTAGCCGAGTTGTTTGAATTAACAGTTACGTTTGCGTTTGTGCCATCGATATTAGCAACAGTTGTTGACTTATCACCTATGATAGTAAAGTTTGCGATTAAATTATCAGAATCAGAATTTTCACCAATATAGATTTGAAAATCGTTGCTGTCACCAGTTGTTGTGATATTAGCAGTAACAGTTTCACAATTTAATCCAGAAGTATCATCACACGTCATATCAACTGTGTTATAATCTCCAGTGAATACCCACGTACCCGTGTAGTTGTTACCTTCTATGATAGCATCAATAGTGTTTAGCGTACCGATTTGAGTAATGCTAAACGTCATTGAGTCTCCAGTTAGCTGAGCATCAGCTGTACTATCACCGAATTCGTTGTCTTGGCCGTCTTGTGTGATGTCAAGATCTAAATTGTCACCACTCTGAGTTATGTATATATCGTTAGCGAAACTCTCTGTTCCTATCATTAGTGCTAACATCATTACAAAGAGATGCGTATATCTCATTTCTGTTGTCCTTGCTTTTTATAGTTCCATAAATTCTTTTCAATTCCTTCTTTAACTAATTCTATAATGCCTTGTTCAATTGCTGCTCTTACAGCGTAATTGACTGGTTCATTGACGGAATATCCATTCTCTATTTCTATGTTCTCGCGACCCATGTCTATAAATTTAAAGACATCTGCTGAAGAACGATAACTTGCTATAGATTTCTCTGTCGCAATACTCATTAAAATTTTACCAGTGTTTACACTCACCAATCTCATAACTATAGTTACCGTATCAACTCTATATTCTGTAGAAGCTCCAACACCAAGGAACCTCGCACCAGCACCACCAGCTGCTGTGTCAGAATCATAACCAATTACACCGCCTTCAAGTAACAGCCCTGCAAATAACATGGGTTGAAGTGATGTAGGTCCTTCTTCGCCGTTCTTTTCATAGATTTCTCTAGTTTGACGAATAAGTTGTCGTTCTTTTATAAGGTTTTCTAAACCAACTCGTTCAACTACTTCGAACCAAGTTGATTGCCCAACATCTTGTAATGCCTTTATAACCCAAACTTCTGCACCTTGTGTAACAGCACTTGACAAAGAAGATGAAGCGCTAGTTTTACGTTGGCCCGTTTTATCATTAAAATTGTATAATGCAATAGTAATTTTTGGTCCATCTAAATGAGGGACTGCAGATAATCTATCATCAACTAAGCTTTCAGACAACATTGGTGTTTCGTCTAATTTTTTAAGAACGGCAATACTTTCAGGCATTGCGCATGCGCTTAATAATAATATTAATGATATTGCTATGAGCCTCATTAGAAGCTAAACTCCCCTGCACCCGGAATAGTAATTTCAGTTACAGATCCGTCTTCTTCTTCAATAGTTAACGTAATTGAACCAGTCGTATCATCTCTGTACCATCCGATTGTACTACCTTCAATGTCTGTTTCACCAGTATTAGAACAGTTATCTCCACAATCAGCAAACATGGAATCAACCATTTGCTTTGATAACGTTGCGTATATTCTAGATTCAATATTTCTTAGGAATTTGGATAGTGTTGTATTCTCAGCTTCGCGCTCAAGTTCGTCTGTTAAACGTTCTTGTTCGTCTTTCCAATCTTGTTTTCGATTATGAGATAGTTGTTCAACAGACAATACGTGAGTTGAATAACCGTTACCGTAGTGAAATGCAGGAGATTTAAAACCCCAAACTAAATCACTTGCCGTTGCGCTTGTCGCTATCAACAGCGCTATTGTCGCCACTAAGATTTTCATTATCTTCTCCTGTCGAATTAAATGCTTTACTTCCCGATTGATATTCTGCTACTAGTCTGTGAAGCTCGTCCTGTCTTCTAGGATTAAGCTTTGATCTATATTCTAAAACCATACTCAGTTTGCTGTTCAACCTTATCAAATCATTATCAAGCATTCTTACGCGATCTACAAGTTTAATCAATGTAAACATCGTTTCGCCAAGAACCGGGTCAATTACTTCAGTAACCCATTTCCAAATAAAGAATATGAAATAGCCCATGCCTAAAGCTGCTATTATAGGAAATCCGTATTCACTTATAGCACTAGCTAAATCAAAATCCATATTAGTCCTCTTTACCCCTTACCGCTCCGTTCGCGTCTGAGATCTTAATTAACCATCCATCTTCGTTTACACGAAAAACATCTCCAGGTCTATAAAGTACACTCTCTTTTGCGTGTGTACCGTCTTCATTCTTTGGCATTCCCATTACTTCTCCAGGCCAATCGCCAGATACAGTAAAGTTTTCGCCTGCTTGGTTGATCGTATAGTCCATCCACATCATTGCGTTTCCAACTCTGAAAGAGCTTTCGTTTCCATTTCTTTAGACGGATTGCCTATATGTTCAAAGTATCCGTTAGGACCAACTCTGAATTCATCACCAATCTCTAGTTTCACATCATCAATAACAAAGAACTTATCTTCTGGATCAGTGTTATTCAAAATACGAAATCCGTTTACGAACTTAACAAGTATTAAATCTTTCCACATTTAGTCTCTCCTTGCATCTTCCTTACCTTCGTTAGCTGCAATTCGATCGATGTTTGGTTTCACGTTTAGAGCATAACTAAGTAGGGCATCAATTTTTACTAGGTCATTATTCATAGTCTGAACTCTATTATCAAGACTAGTCATAATATTCTTTAAGGTATTTACTGTATCAGTAACGCTTGCCAGGATAAATTTAAGAGTGATAAATACAAATACACCAGCCGCAAGCGCACCTGCGATCGGGAAACCTACATCACCAACTAATGATAAAAAATCCATAGAAAACTCCTCACGACTATTTATAATAAATAGATCTAAACAAGCAAAAAGGACACAAAATGTACGAGTACAGAGCAAAAATCAACAGAGTAGTTGATGGAGATACAGTAGATTGCGACATCGAATTAGGTTTCGGCGTAGTATTAGCTGACGAAAGAGTAAGAGTTATGGGTATCGATACACCTGAATCGCGTACAAGCGACAGAGTAGAGAAGTTATTTGGTAAAGCAGCTAAGTATAAACTACAAGAATTGCTTGGTGAAACGTGCATTCTTAAAACACAAATCGCAAAGAACGGCGAAGATATGAAGGGTAAGTTTGGTCGTATCCTTGGTGACTTTATCGCAGAAGATGGCCGTCTTATAACTGATATTATGGCTGAAACAGGCCACTGCGTTCCATATTTTGGCGGATCTAAAGAAGATACACAGGCAGCACACGAAGTAAATCGTGTAAGACTTTTAGCTGAAGGTGTTGTTGATCAAGTAGAATACGACAAAATGGTTATTGCAGAAGCAAACGAGAAGAAATAATATGGAAAATTTTACACTCTCACAATTAAACGAAATGGTTAGTTTAAATGCTGGAAACGAAACTGTATTTACTTCAAGACAGTTTAAACAAATAAACGCATCTAACGAAGCTTCGTATTTTATCGAGGCGTTAGATCAAGACTTAATTGGTTTAGTATATGTAACAGATCGTGGTGAAGACGCAAGTACTCGTTATCGCTTGTCTACTGATTCTCTTATGAGTGTTGAAGCATACGATAATGTTGCTTCTGATGCTCAAGCTCAGCCTAGAGCTGACGAAACTGGCGTAAATACAGCAGCTATATAAACAATAAAGCGCTTAATTTGAAATTAAATCAAATTAGGCGTTTACATCCCTCTGATGATTCTGTATAAAGGTTATAGAAACAAACACAGAGAGATAAAACAATGAAATACGCAATTCACCAGATCAGCCTTACAGATGCACAAATCGCAGCAGTGAACAACGAAGTAAATGTTCCAGCTTATAAAGCTAAAATGGCGTTGATGACGGATTTCAACGGTGACAACATCCAAGCAAACGCAGCAGACGCTTTCTTTGCAGGTCACTACTCTCACGTAGCTAATATTACTGCTAACGACCTTGAGCATGTTTTTGAAATCTCAAACATCGGTCCAGAGCAGAACATCGAGCGTCTTGATCGCAAATCTTCACTTTCAATGGGCGATATCGTAATCGACGAGAACAACATCGTTTGGGTTGTAGCTTCATTCGGCTTCGAAGAAGTTACTGAATTGCAGGTTGTAGCGGCTTAATTAGCCGTTTACTTCCCTTCTAAAACCGTTATACTGATTCTTAAGATAAACAAAGGAAATGAAAATGACTTTTACTTATTCAGATGATTTAATTTCAGACTTCCACAAGGAAGTATACGGTTACCGTCCACGTGAAACTTTTTGGAACGAGTGGGAAAAGTGTACTCCTTCTGAAAAGCAAAAAACTTGGGACGAGTATGCTCGCGTTAGTGAACTTCAAGTGATTGAAGCTAAAGCGCAAGAAGCTTCTGACGTTCAAGTTTTCGAAGATCGTATTAACGATGTTATTGAAATCGGAGCAGGTGATCGTAAAACAGCACTTCGTTGGATTACTGATCAAGAAACGTTTTATCACGGACAAGATGTTGAGCATTTTGTTTGGGAAAAAGGAATTCTGTTTACTGACTACGGTAAATCTCTTTTAAAAGAGTTATATACTTTAGTTAAGTATAAAGAATACGCTTAGTGTAGCGTGGAGAGGTGTAACACACAGCCAAAGCACTATTAGAAGACCGAGTAATAGGGAGATCATTCATTTGGTCTCCCTATTTTTATGTTTATTTCTTATTCTTTATTGCATCAGCGCCAAAGAATGCTGCAACTAAAGCTGAGATAGCGATAAAGTATGTTGGCGCAATATCACCTACAATACCTGCAGCTTCGTCTAAACCAAGGAATGATGTTAGAACGATTGCAAACGGATATAGTAACATTCCGAACAAAGCAAACCAAGTCATTTTGCGCATAGCATCGCGTTGCGCGTCTTGATCTTCCATTTCTTTACGTTTAAATTCTAGATGCATTTCCATTTCTGCTTTAGAAATATGTCCGTCTCCGTTGACGTCCATGCCTTCTGCGGCATCAGCATCGATAGTTTTACTAGCCATTGTGGTCTCCACTATAATAATTTAGATATACATAACAAAGACTTCAATAGGTTTATTTATTATAAATATAACAAGGCCTAGTCAAATTAGCAAAGGAGATGAACATGGCAATTAAAGTAAGCACCACAACGGTGATCACCAACGCATTAGAATTGCAAAACATTGCAACACTTGATGGAACAACTGGTGTAACAATCCAAGATATGATAAAAGCTGTTAATCACGTGCTGATCATACGAGATTCAGCGGGAAACGAAACTTTTAGAATTTTCGGCTTGCCAGCGTAATGGCAGGTATAACTATAATCAGCGCTGTCGCTGGGGGTTACGGTATAGAAGAACCGCCAACACCGGGCGAAGACGTTAATCCTATATTCCAAAGAATTGCTTATCTGTATTCTCTTAATACCACTGTATCCTGTAACGTTGTTGCTACAGGTGGTAATTTAGATGCTATTACAGATAATCGCATGATAGCTGGTGCCATGGAACAACGTACAGCCGCAGATGGCGGCTTTGCATCTGCGGCAAACACACCTAACATATCATCAATTTTAGGTGGTACATATGACAGAATTAATACAATAGTAAGTTCTTCACCACCAGCATTACCTGCTGATACTGATTTGCATAGATACCCAATATTGTTACAGGATACAGCAGGCGAAATTCAATCTATGAATTTGCAAGACTGTATAGATTATTTTATTCTACCGACAATCGCAAACATTACGAGTGGAACCGTATCAGCCGCTGCTGGTGGAGCTTATCATATATCCGCATCAAACAGTGTCGCTGGCTCTACTTTACAATCAGCAACACCGGTATTTATTGACACGAGAGCAAATGCTGCAGCGTATACCGCTGGTGGCATCGGTGAAACTTTAGACCAACCCACAACTGTGAGTAACTATTACTTACATAAAATTACGCCAGCAGCTAACACTCCTAACTTTATGCCGCTATATTGGGATTATACAAATAGCAACATAGAGGAAATGTCATTATCTTTGTTTGACGATGTATTCGGACCAATGATACAAAACCTGGTAGTTAATGGAAGCGGAGAAGTTGGAGTTGATACAAAGATACGATATAATGTAAATGGCGCTGGTACTACAATGGGTACCGTGATGGCTGACACAAGATTGTCTGGTTCATCAGATTCTGGTTATACTCAAAGATTCGTAAGTACATCTGATTATCGAACACAGGAGTTTCCAAACGGTACTCCAACAACAAACCAAGCTCACACATTGAAGACTACAGTAATTAACTAAGGAATATATTATGGCAGAATTTAGCGGTAGCATTGATACGGCATATTACGTGAACGAAGAATACAGCTTAATAGAAGTTGTGTACACCAATCCAAACGGTGAAAAAATAAATTACATGGTTGAAGCAGATGATAACGCAGATTATAAAGCTTTAGTCGAAGAAGGTTATGACCTTGAAACTCTTTTAGATAGAACTTCTGAATATAAAAGAGCACATAACTCAGAGTTTAACGCAATTGTAAATACGATGGCAAAATCTCTGGCTGAAGAAATGATTGGTACTACAGTACTTCAAAAAGAATATGCAAAAACTCAGGATCAACTTGAAGAAGCTAAAGGCACTATGGCTAAATTTACATCTGAGAGTGAACAAAAGCTTGCTAAAATTGGCGGTGAAGAGTTTGACGCGATTCAACGTTCTAAGAATACTATTTTCCAATTCATATGGGATGCAGATGAGAACAGAGATGAATTGTTTAAATTTAAGCTTTGGGCATTAGAGTTAGATTTTGTTAAGAGCGCAGACAAGACTGTTAAATCTAGTTTGCGTAAAGCAAAAACAATAATTGACGGTCTAGTAATTTTAAAATCCATTAAATAAAATGTGGTTTAATAATTATGAACGTGGT